CGAGAATGGTGATGAACCACCCAGACCAGAAGAAGAGATTGCTGATATGCATGAGAAGGCATATAGATTAGCAAGATCTAAGTACAATCCATTTTCTTTAGGAGGCTCGGAGAGTATCCATGACTTTGAATGAAGTAGCACCACCAGGATTTGGTCATACTAAGAGTGGTAAAGGTGACAAGAAAGGAGGCACTGCTGCCGCCTTTGATAAAGCACGTAAGGAAGGTAGGTTTAAGGGTAGTAAGTCTGACATGTTTGCTATCATGTGGTCACAGAAAAAGAAGGGTGACAAACCACATTACAAACCTGGTACAGATAAGAAGTATAAGAAATATCAGGATGAGAGTTTTGAAATAGATACTTCAGCACATAAAAAAGCACAGAAGAAAGCAAAACTTCGTAATCTTGCTAAAGGTAATACTAATCCTAATGAGAAAGCAGCAGCAGAAAAGAAAGCAGGTGGACCTAAACTTTATGGTGAAGAAGTTTCTAGGAGAAAAAAACCTTCTGCTATTAAAAAAAGAAAGCAATTAGATGCTGTAATGAATAAGTATGATGACTTGAAGAAAAAAATTGGATCTAAGGAGAAACATATGGAACCTGCTATTAAAGAGATGACATACCAAGAAGCAATTGATGCTGGTTGGGAGATGACTGGTGAAGGGATCTGGTGGCCACCTCAACCTGAACCTATTACAGAAAAAATAAGTTTTCCTACTTTTAAAAAGAAAGTAGCAGAAAGAAAACCTGAGAAGGCACAAGATGCTGGTGCTAAAGCAAGAAGAAAGTTAAAGAGAAAAGAACATGCTAAGTATGTTTCTGGTAGTGAGGATAATGTACCAGATGATATTAGAGATCATAAAGAATATTAATATATAACTTAGTTGAAATAAAATTATGTCTGACTTAGGACTTGATGCATCACAGGAGACAAGGATTACAGTGATGCAATTGAAGATAGAAAGATTGGAAGAGAAGCAAGATGAGTTGCGTGAACGATTAAAGGTAGTAGAGAAGTGGGTCATCGGAGCTGCGGCAGTATTGGCAGCAGGAGTGACCCTCATAGGATTTTTAACTAACATATCTAAGGCATATCTCTAAGATATCAGGGTTATAAATATTCATTAGCAAAAGAATTCTTACGAGAGAAAGAACATGGCACTTTGGGGTAATAAGGACAATCTTAACATAGGTGCTGCTGGTACCGTTTATGTTAGTGACTGGACTCATGATGGAACAGATGGGTATCAGATTACAGGTAGTGGAACTACATTCACTAATTTTGCTGCAGGTGATGTTATAAGATTTGGTGATTTCAAGGGATCATATTATGGTGATGCTATTATTAGTAGTATTACTTCTAATACTGTATGTCATATTGCATCTACTGAAGGTTTATCTAATAGTCTTGGTCTTCTTGGACCTGGATTTGGTGCTACTACATTTATAGTTACTCAACTTCCAGTTTATACTACATGGGATTCTGGTTATAAGGAAGCAGATGGATTATCTGATACTGGTTATACCAAGGAAGTATATTCTGTAGATGCTACTAACATAGATGCCACTTCAGATGATGGTCTTTCTGCTGATGGAGTAGGTTGGGTTGGAATTCAAACCTATACAGATACACATGGCAATCTAAGATGTAAGTCTGAAATTTTAGTTGCTATGTCTGGTATTGCTACTGGTGGTAGACCTAAGTTCCCAACTGCATTAAGTGACGCATAATATGATATGATATTTACTGAATTGACGGAGGATAACTTCCTCCTTTTTGCTATTAAGAATTATGAGAATCCTCAAGCAGTAACTAAAGATGATTTTGATAAAGATCTTAATCATTTTAAATATATAAAGAGACTGCTGAAAAGGTATAAGAATACAGGTGAGCTTAAGACTCATCTTCTTCTTAATCACTTTATTATTCTTTATAATATCTTTGGTGATGCAACTACACCCATGCTTTTCTTTAAAATTGAAGAAGAGTTGTGGCCTATAATGAAAACATTTGTTATATTTTTGAATAGATTTCCAGAATACCCTAAAGGGATTTTTCATAATGTACAGGTCGATCTTGATTGTTTAAAACAACTGCAACAAGTATGTAAGAAAGATGAAACCAGTTGATAGGATTATTAGATTCTTCAGAGAAGAAGGAGCACCCACTAATTCCACAGCAAGTACTCCTGGAAAACCTGGTTTTAGTAGTGCAGCACCAGCTAAGGGACCTACTGCTGGTTTTGATCCAGTCATGAAGAAGATGACTAGGAGAAAGAATACTATTGGTTTATGGGCAAGCTCACTTAAAAACAAGAAAAAGTGAGAGTAAATGAGCAAGTTCTGGATAGACTGGAGAGAGTTATTGAAACTCTTCAGGATAACTCAGTAAAGATGGGGCAAATGCTTGCTGTCCATGATGAAAAATTAGATAAGCAGGATAGAATAGATGCAGTATTATTTGAGAAAATTGAATCGGTTCACAGAGAAGTTAACCGTCAAAGTAAGGAGATTAAAGCAGGATGTGAGAGAGATATTCGCAAGGTAGATGAAAGATTACGTAAGATAGAGATGAAGATGTGGACTATTGCTGGTGCTATTGCCATCATTAGTTTTGTTGTATCGCCAATTGGGCAAAGAGTTGTTGGAACCTTCTTGACACCAGCACCTCAAGCAGGTATGATATCTACAGAGTAATCCGTGTGAATGAATCTAATTGATTCCAAATATATTGGATTAGTATCTTCTAGGTTAATAAAGTTTAAAAGGGTTAAATCTGATCTTTATAATTTCAGATGCCCTATTTGTGGCGACTCAAAGAAAAATAAAACTAAGACTAGAGGATATCTGTATACAATAAAAGCAGATGTAAATTTTAGGTGTCATAACTGTGGTGCTTCTATGACCTTTAGTAATTTTCTAAAGGAGATAGATCCTGTCGTCCATAAGCAGTATGTTTTTGAAAGATTTAAGCAAGGTTCTACAGGTAGGGGGACTGTAGTAGAGGAACCTGTTTTTAATTTTGAAACACCTAAGTTTAAAACTAATATAGATTTACCTTTAGCATCAACTGTAGATGTAAGTAGAATCTATTTGGAGAAACGTAAGTTAGATCCTACTAAGTTTTATTATGCAGAAAGGTTTGTAGAGTATGTTAACTCTCATAATCAGAGTATGGATGTTAAAGAGCATCCACGTATTATCATACCTTTATATTATGAAAAGAACTTAATAGGAGTTCAAGGCAGAGCTCTAGATTCAAACTCTGTTAAATATATCACAACCATTTTTTATGATGACGCACCAAAGATCTACGGACTGGATAGCATCAGAAGAGGAGCTCCAGTCTTCATTACAGAAGGACCATTCGATAGCACGTTCTTACTCAATAGCATTGCTCTGTGCGGTGCAGACGGTGATGTTAGGAAGTGGGGTGTTAGCACTCCTGTTTGGGTTTATGATAACGAGCCAAGGTCTAAGGAAATTACGACAAGAATCTCCAACACCATCACCAGAGGTGATAAAGTCGTCATCTGGCCAGCAAATATCCATGAAAAGGATATAAATGATATGGTATTGGCTGGACATGATGTGCAGTCAATAGTAAAATCAAACACATATGATGGGTTAGAAGCACACCTTAAATTTACTACTTGGAAGAGAATATGAGTAACGGCACAACAGTTAAAAAAAGAAATGGTAGAGGGACAGAACCCCTTAACCTAGAGAAGATGCATAAGATGGTTGAGGAAGCCTGTAAAGGTGTTGCTGGTGTTTCTGCTAGTCAAGTTGAGATACAATCTGGTATACAGTTTTATGATGGAATCACTACAGCAGAAATACAAGAGATTCTTATCAAGTCTGCTAGTGATCTAATTGATTTAGATAATCCTAACTATCAGTATGTTGCTGCTAGATTGCTTCTATTTTCCCTGAGAAAGAGTCTCTATGGGAAGATAAAGGAAATGCCTCACTTAGAGAGTCAGATCATGGGATGTACTAGTGTAGATGTTTATGATAAGGAAATATTTGTTAAGTATTCTAAGGAAGAAATTGATAAAGCCAACACATTTATAGATCATGATCGTGACTTTTTGTTTACTTATGCTGGATTGAGGCAAGTTGTAGATAAATATCTTGTACAAGATAGAAGCACAGGGCAAGCATACGAAACACCTCAATTCATGTATATGATGATTGCCTTGACTATATTTCAAAATTACCCTAAAGAAAAGAGGATTAATTATGTCAGAAGATACTACGACGCAATCAGCAAGCACAAGCTCAACATCCCAACCCCCATCATGGCAGGGGTCAGAACACCCCTTCGTCAATTTGCATCTTGTGTTTTGGTTGATTCTGATGACACCCTCGATAGTATCTTTAGCTCTGATATGGCTATTGGCAAATATGTCGCACAACGTGCTGGTATCGGCATTAACGCGGGCAGAATCAGGGGCATCAACAGTAAAATCAGGAATGGAGAAGTTCAACACACAGGTGTGGTCCCCTTCCTCAAAAAATTTGAAGCAACTGTTAGGTGCTGTACGCAAAACGGTATCAGAGGAGGATCAGCTACTGTCCACTTTCCTATCTGGCATCAGGAAATCGAAGACATCCTCGTCCTCAAAAACAACAAAGGAACAGAAGACAACAGAGTCAGAAAGCTCGACTACAGCATCCAGTTAAGCAAGTTATTCTATAAGAGGTTTATTAATAATGAAGATATCACGCTCTTCAGTCCACATGATGTCCCTGATCTTTACGATGTGTTTGGCACTGACCGCTTCGATAGTCTCTATACACAATACGAAAAAGATGACTCAATCCCACAGCATAGGATTAGTGCTCAAACCCTCTTCCTTGATATTCTAAAAGAGAGAGCAGAGACAGGTCGTATATATTTGATGAACATTGATCATTGTAATGAGCACTCATCATTCAAAGATAGAGTTTATATGAGTAACCTATGTCAGGAGATAACTCTTCCTACCTATCCTATCAGTCATATTGATGATCACTTAGGTGAGATTGCTCTTTGTATTCTTAGTGCAGTTAATGTAGGTAAGATTAATTCA